TGCTTGGGGTGCCTGATGGTTTAAATCATTACTATGATCTGTGCGAGAAGGCCAAGGCGGGATTGGATAAAAACTTTCAAGTGTTTCACTGGATGAGCTCAGAAATTCTACCGCCCGAAGATATTGCGCTCATGAAGTCGATAATGTCAGAGCGCCAATTCAAGCAAGAATGGGAGGCAAGTTTCGAGACTGCTGGCGGGCGCATCTATGACAATTACGGCGATCACAACAAGACAGACGAAACCATTTTGCCCCATGAACAGCTTCACTGGATGCACGACCAAAACTACACACCGCTTTCGTCATCTGTTGGCGTTGTGCGTGATGAGTCGCTTTATTTGCTCGATGAGGTTGTGCTGATTAGCGCAGTATCGAAGCAGTCGGCACTTGAATTTGTTGAGAAATTCAGTAAGCACGAAAACAAAAAGGTAATGATCTACGGCGATCCATCTGGTCGCGCTGGCGAGAAACATGGCCACATGTCGGACTATAACGACATTGAGCAAGTGTTATCGGAAAACGGCTGGCAGTTTGAGCGCCGAGTGAAGCTTGCACACCCGGCAATAAAAGATCGTCAAAATGCTGTAAGGGCAAAGATCAAGACAGCAGACGGTAAAGTAAGTTTATTCATTAACCCTAAAACCGCGCCATGGTCACACAAGGGGCTTGCAACTGTTCAACTGCAAGAGGGCTCAGCATACCAGGAAGACCAAAAGAACAAATACCAGCACATAACGACCGCGATTGGTTACTGTGTGGATTATTTGTGGCCGGTAAGCGAACAAGCCATGTTCTACGCCCCCCCAATACGCCGAAGATGATAGAATCACTGGCAGACAAGCAGCCCGCTATCGTTATCAACACGGGCGACTGTGTGCATGTGGTTTCGGTGGTTACGCTTCGGCAACTGGCCAACGGTGAGCCATACAACGGCGATGTTAACGAGTTTATTCGGTTACTTTCTAAGGCTTTGGTGGATTTGATAAAATGACAACAATAGTTTACTGCCATAAAACCAAGCAAATAGCGTGTGACTCTCGATCAACTGTTGGCGGTACTATTGAAAGCGATAACGCCGAAAAATTTACTCTTGCTGATGGTGAAATGTGGTTTTTCAGTGGTGCATTTGCTGACTTTCAAAAACTTATCGATATGCACAACGAAACAAGACCCGCGACAAAACTTGGTTGCGCGGCATTTGTGGCCACCAAAGACGGTGTTTTTTGTCGCGGTTACGATGAAGAACAAAACAAATACATGCCCTATAAGATGCTTTACTCTTGGGCTATGGGTAGCGGCACGGATCACGCACTAACCGCACTCGATATGGGCGCAACCGCTAAGCAGGCCGTTGAAATGGCAATCAAGCGTGACGTATGGTCTGGTGGAATGGTGCGCGTATTCGATTGCCTCGCGATGGAGTTTATTGAATGAGCTTCCTAGACGACTTCGAGCGCCACGAGCTCTACTTGCAGCGACTTGCAACGCAGATGCTCAACTCTAAAATCTACCCGTCATTGGCAGAAGCTTACAAGGCCGCTAGGTTGATTCTGCTTGATGCCGAAAAGATCGCCTCGCCTAGTGAGCTCAACAAGCTTACTGCTGCAATTCGCAAGGCTACCGAAGCCACTACCGCCGAAGCATGGGACCAAGTAACGCAAGACTTGCAGGAAATTGGCGTTTATGAAGCCGGATTCTATGCCTCGTTGGTTGGTGGTTATGCTGATGTGCGACTAAAAACACCCGCAGACAAACAGATCAAAGGCTTTATTAATAAGTCGCTGATGACGTTGCACTCAGGCGCCAAAGTAGACTCTGGTTTCTGGGGCGAGTACGTTAGCGCACAGATTTCTAGTGTTGGCAATGCTTACGACTCGGCTGTGAAGGCTGGCTATTCTAATGGCGAGACCGTTGGACAGATTGCCGGCCGCATTCGCACGGTGAGTGAAGGGCTGCTTAAAAACGAGGCCGAATCCTTAGCGCGCACAGGCGTACAACACTATGCTGCTCAAGCCCGCCGCGTAATGTCAGAGGCTAATGCCGATGTGATTACCCGCGAGTTTCCAGTGGTGACATTCGATAACCGGACAACGCCTATTTGCATGGGGATTGCGTCAAAGTATCCGAAAGGGTGGTCAAAGGATGAGAATCAAGTTGGTTACCCGCCGTATCACTTTGGATGCCGTACCGCGATTGTTGACCTAGTCGCTGGCCAAGAATACCCAGACGGAACCAGGGCAGCAGTAGGCGGCCAATCCGATGGCGGCGAAGCATTCGATAAGAAGCAAAGCCGTACAGACAAGAAATTCAAATATCGCGGCAAAAAAGATCAAGACGTTTTCAAAGTCGGTCAAATTCCAGCGGGCACCAATATCGACACATGGCTTCGGTCACAGCCTGATTGGTATATTCAATCAACGCTTGGGCCAACTAAAGCGAAACTATTCAAAGATGGCGGTATGCGATTGTCAAAATTCACAGACGCCACCCAAAGACCGCTAACTATTGCCGAACTTAGAGAGCTAGATTCCGCTGCTTTCAAGCGCGCAGGCTTGTGATACAATAGCCAAAACCTATCAGGGGCTTAATTCATGCCAGTAATAGCTATAACACCGCACACCGAGCACCAAAACGCGCTGCCACATATTAAACGCATCCGCGCAGGCATTGCCGGTGAGTCGTTTGTGAAGCTGTTGGGTCGCCAAGCATTGCCCTATCCGAGCGTGATAGATGACAAGTCGCCAGAGTCGCGCGAGTTATATGCTAAGTATTTGGCCGCTGCTGAGTTTGATGAGTTCCCTAAAAAAACTATGGATTCGCTTACCGGGCGCATGAATTTTGGCGACACGGTTGTAACGCTGCCATCTAAAATCGACTACCTAGAAAACGACTCTGACGGTGACGGTCTATCGTTGCGCGGGTCTATATCGAAAACAATCGAGGACGTATTGCAGGTTAAGTGGCGTGTCCTGGTTGCTGACTATAACGGCCTCTCTGACGTTGATCTTGAGTCCGTATCAATTGCCGATTTGAAAGTGCTAAACCCCCGAGCAACTATCAAAAGCTACACCCGCGAAAACGTTGTCCAGTGGCATTTCACCCGCATTAATGGCCACATGCAATTAGCGTTTTTGATGCTAATGGAGGTTGGTAGCACTTTCGATTATCAGCAATATGCGCATGCAGAAGTTAAAAGCTATTTGATCCTGGCGCTTGATGAAAACGGTGATTATTTTCAGCAGAAGATTGTTGAAGGCTCTGATGGTATCGCTGAGGGTGCGCGATCATACGTAAAGGTAGGCAATCAGCCGATAAAATGGCTCCCCGTACAAATAGCCTGCGACACAGAACTTCAGAGCGGATCAATGCCGCAAGGTTTCGGCTATTTGTCGCCAATCGTTGACAAGGCTTATCATGCGTATGTTGTGAGCGCTGACTACAAAGAGGCGTTGCGCAACCTTTGCCCTACAATCAACACAAGCGGATGGACCGAGCAAAAACACGCGCTATTCACCAAGATGAATAACCGTAATTTTATCGCTACCGGTTCGGGCGCAGTAAACAATTTGCCCGAAGGTGTTACTACTGAAATCGTTGGCGGCAATACAGGCTTTGAAGGCTACCAGTGGTATTTCGATAATCATGCAAGCAAAGTGCGAGCCCTTGGCGGTTCATACAAAGACCAGACCGGCACCGAGAAAAGCGCAACCGAGGCCAATATTGACGCAAGCGAACAAAACGCCATGCTCGACACATTGGCGGCTTCCATGGAGGCTGTATATTCGCGCCTGTGTCTCTATTGCGGAATGTTTGAGGGCTTATGGTCGCCCGATGCGATTGAGGATAATCTCGACCAAATCACAATAGAATTGCCTCGCGACTTTGCCGCGCAGAAGATCACGCCGGACGAGCAGCGGGTCATTATTGAAACCTATATGGCGGGGCTATACACCAAAGACCAAGCAATCCAAATGCTAGTCCTAGGTGGTGCTGCCCCCGATGACGCGCAAACAATGATCGCAGATGCGGAAAATTCGGGCCCATCTTTGCCTATTTCTGAATAAAGTATTAAAATCAATCAAAGGCTAATCAGTGATTAGTTTTAACTATCAAGGGGCAGTGCCTATGTACACGCAAGAGCAATACGATTCGTTACCCGATTGGATGCAGAAAGACCTAGTTAAAGATGGTGAAGTTTACAAACACGCCGGATTTATGAAGGTTAAACAAACCGCTGATAATCTGGATAACGACAAAAAGACGCTATCTGAAAAGCTGGCAGCATTTGAGGCAGCCGAGGCCGCCAAGATTGCAGAAGCTGAGCGCAAAGCCTACGAAAAGGCAAAGGCTGAGGGCAACAAAGAAGAATTGGAGCGCATTCTCAACCAAAAAATCGAGGATGCTGATCGTCGCGCTAATGATAGCGAGGAAAAATTCAAAGAGCGCATGCAGGTGCTTGCAAATAAACAGCGTGACGCGCTAACGCAAGAGCTGGCCAACAAATTTGCAGTAAAGGGTGCAGAAAACGCCTATAAGAAATTGATTGCCAGTCTGATTTCTGTTGATGCCGAAACTGACTCAATAACATTTTTTGATGATGCTGGCAGTGCCACATCGTTAGACCGCGCAGGGTTTGAGGAGTTTTTAAAATCTCATCCAGACCTTGAGCACTTAACAAAAGCCGACATCCATACGAATGGCGGCGGAAAGGCTAACGGGTCTGGGAACAATAGCAGCAGTGCTGTCAAAAACCCTTGGAAACGTGAAACTTTGAACTTGACCGAGCAGGCGCGGATCTTACAAGAGAATCCTATGCTTGCAGCAACTTTAAAATCACAAGCTGAGGCTTAATATTATGGCTACTACTGCTATTGCAAACGTAATTGTACCAAGTGTATTCAACCCATACTTTATTGCACGCACTGCTGAATTGGCGCGCTTATACATGGGCGACATTATCTCTAACGATGCTGCGCTTAATGCGCTGGCAACCCAAGGCGGCAAGCTTATCAATATGCCGTTCTGGAATGACTTGTCTGGCGATGACGAAATTCTTTCTGATTCGGCTGCGTTGACCCCTGCCATTATCACCGCAAGCCAAGACATTGCTGCGCTTCACGTGCGCGGTAAAGCTTGGTCTGTTAATGACCTGGCTAAAGCGTTGTCTGGTGATGATCCAATGCGCGCCATTGGTGACTTGGTGGCTGACTACTGGGCGCGCCGTATGCAGGCTGTAATGATTGCCTCGTTGACTGGCGTTTTCGCTGACAACGTTGCAAACGATGCGGGCGATATGACCGTTAACGTTTCCGGCACTCTTAACAGTGATGTTTCAAGTGCAACCAAGCTTAGCGGTGACGTTTTTATTGACGCACAGGCTACTTTTGGTGATGCGCTTGGTCGTGTTTCTGGTATCGGCATGCACTCACACGTTTACTCTAACCTGAAAAAGATTGATAACATTTCCTTTGTTAAGCAGTCAGAAGGCAATTTAGAGATTGAACGTTATCGCGGTCTGCCAGTGATCATTGATGACAAATGCCCCTACACCCCACGCGAAGGCGCTGCCTCTGGCGATGACGCGGCTAAATACACCACTTACCTTTTCGGTACCGGTGCAATTGGCTTGGGTATGGGTGGCGCTCCAGTGCCTAGCGAAACTGATCGCGACTCATTGGCAGGCAATGACATTTTAGTTACTCGTAATCACTTTGTTATGCATCCACGCGGTGTGGCGTTCACCAGCAACACTGTTACCGGTGTTTCTCCAACCAATGCGCAGCTTGCTTTGGCTGCGAACTGGAACCGTGTTTATGAGCGTAAAAACGTTCGTATCGCTCAAATCATCACTAACGGTTAACAATCTGGCGGTGTAACAGCCGCCTAATTTATCGAGGTTTATATGGGTTTAGCAGCATTCAACGCGATGCGCAGAGCTAACGCCGAAGCCGAGGCGAAAGCCAGAGCAGAGCAAGAGGAAGAAGCCAAGAAATTAGCCGAAGCCGAGGCGAAAGCCAAAAAGCCAAAGATCGAAAAGCAAAAAGAAGAAGCCCCCGAATAAGGGGCTTTTTTTTATCCATCAATTATGTGCTAAAATACAGAAAAACTTACTAGGGGTTTGCAATGTTGATCGAAGAAGATGGCACCGGGTTAGCCGATGCAAACACCTACGCTGATTATGATTATTTTCTTGAGTTTTGTGCTCTGTTCGGCTTGGCTGGCACCTATACCGAAGAACAAGCCGAACCTGCGTTAACCACATCGTCAATTCGCTGGATCGACTGGCAGCATGAATTCTCTGGCGAGAAGCTAACCGAAACTCAGGCGCTAGAATTCCCCCGCGATAACGATATTGGATTGCCTGTTAAAATCAAGCAGGCCGCAGCGTATGGCGCATGGCTGCATCTTAATAACGCCTTGCTGGTGAATACCACAACGCTATCGACTACGGGCGACATTATCAGTCAGCGCAAAAAGCTGGACGTGCTCGAAACCGAAGTGACTTATGCCGAAGGTAGCGCGCAAACTTATAGCCGCGTGTTGCCTGCCGATCTTGAAAACCTGCTGCGCCCATATTTGAAAGTATCGACCGGTTTTGGCCGTGCTGTGCGGGTGATGTAATGGCCTTCGACTACGCGCAAGCCGCCATAGACGCGAGCGAAATTATTGCAGAGTTTGGCGAGGCCGGCACTGTCTATGCGCCCGCTATTTCTGGCAACGATCCAGACACCGGCTTGCCAATAACTCCAGTCGCACAGGTAACGCTCACCGGTATAATAACACCAAAACTGCAATACAAAAAAAACCAAATTGACGGGTCAAACGTTTTAATGAGTGACTCGTTTGTGTTTTTTGATACTGATGGCCAGCCTGTTATTGGCATGCTTACGCAAATCAATGGCGAGCTATTGCGCGTTGTTAAAGTTGATTCGCTTAAGTCAGTGGGCGGTGTAAAAATTTATCACAAGCTGCAGTTGCGCGTATGAGTTTCGCCAGCGACCTACGCCGATTCGCCAACCTAACCAGCCAGAAAATGGAGACGGTTGTAAAAAGCTCGCTGGTTCGTATTGGCTCGTCTATTGTGGTCAAGTCGCCTGTTGATACTGGTCGCTTTCGTTCTAACTGGCTAGCTGCTTACGGAACCGCTGATACTACGGTAAATATGAGCGTTGATCCTAGCGGCCAATCATCACTAAACCGGCTTAAAATGTCTGTGAATGGTCTGAATTTCCGCGAGTATTTCTACTTCACAAACTCATTACCTTATGCGAAAGGCTTGGAATACGGCGATTCAATGCAGGCACCGAGCGGCATGGTTCGCGTATCCGTGGCAGCATGGGAAAATATTCTAGCCGATGAAATCAGGAAAATAGC